CGCGATAGGGGCATGGGATCGGCAGCCGGAGCAGATGATGACATCGCTTACTTTGAATGGTCGGCCTATTCTGACAAGATTACCGATGAGCGCAACTGGGTCGCTAGCAATCCAGCACTTGGTCACACGATCCACGAAGATAATATCCGCGCCGTTCTCAATGATCCGCCAGATGTCGTCCAGACGGAAGTGTTGTGCCGATGGGTTAATACCATCTCAGGTGCGATTCCTGCTAAGGAATGGAACGAATGTGGGGTCGATGAGATTGAACTTGATGTTGAGAAAGTGACGTGGTTTGGATTGGATCTAAGTCCGGACAGACGCGATGGAGCGTTGGTGGCTGCTCAAAAGAATGCCGATGACACATTCAACATCAAGCTTCTGCACACTTGGCACAATCCCATCTCACTTGATGACAAAGCCATCGCCAATGACGTTGCGCCTTATGCTCGCAAATATCCAGTAGAATATGTGGCTTTCAGCAAGCGCACTAGCTCAGCAGTGGCTGCAAGGCTGGCACCTGCCGGAATCCCAATCATTGACATCGATGGATCTCTTTACGGCCAAGCTTGCGATGAATTACTAGGAGCTATTACATCAAAGCGGCTTATTCACGGGAAACAGGCAGAATTATCCAAGCAGATACTATCGGCCGTACGATTGCCAATGGGTGATGGCGGCTGGATTATAGGTCGGCGCGCCTCAAGTGTCGCCGTCTGCGCTGGAGTGGCCGCAGCTCTGGCAACTCACTTTGCGACACGCCCAGAGATGGAGATAGACATTCTGGTAGGTTAGATGTATACGTCACCTTTACACTTACCCACATGGGAATCTTTTCGCGCAACGTCACAACCGACACACCTGCGATGACTTATGACGTCCAAGCGTCATTGGCTCCGGTCAATACATTGGATTCAGTATTTAACTTCTTTGGCACTGCCGGAATTAGTGCAACACGCGCTGAGTTCATGTCTGTTCCAACATGCGCCAGAGCGCGCAACATCATCTGCTCCTCTGTTGCATCGATTCCGCTTCAAGTGCGTACAAAGGCAGATGGCGCGCAAGTAGAGACACCGCCACGCGTTATCAATCAGCCAGATCCGCGCGTTCCAGGATCTGCAACATATGCGTTCTTATGTGAAGATCTTCTCCTGTATGGGTACGGATATCTTAGAATTAACGAAATTTATGCTGATTCGTATCGCATTCGATCAGCAGAACGCATTGATCCAACGCGCGTTGGAATCCAGACAAATAATCTTGGAACAGAGATTGATTACTACACAGTCGATGCTTATCGCGTGCCAGATACTGGCGTCGGTGCTTTAGCAGTGTTTTATGGTAACGATGAAGGAATCTTGCATCGTGCAGGTCGCACAATCAAAGCTGGCGCAGAATTAGAACGCGCGGCAACAATGTATGCAAAAGAGCCAGTGCCAACAATGGTTCTCAAATCGAACGGAACAGCGTTGCCAGCAGATCGCATCGCCAAGCTTCTTGAATCATGGGGCAGTGCCAGACGCAATCGCGCAACAGCATTCTTAAACGCCGACGTTACTCTGGAGACTTTAGGATTCGATCCAGAAAAGTTACAGCTCAATCAAGCCAGATCTTACGTCGCAACAGAGCTTGCGAGAGCTTGTGGCATTCCGGCTTATTACGTCGATGCCGAATCAGGATCATCAATGACATATTCCAACGCCACTCTTGCGCGTCAATCGCTTGTGGACTTCTCTTTGAGATCGGTAATGACCAGCATTGAAGAACGTCTTTCAATGACTGGAATGGCCAATGACTTCGTTCCAGCGTCTCAAGAAGTCAAGTTCGATCTTGATGATTACTTGCGTGCATCTGCAAAAGAGCGCGCCGAAGTTTACAAAATCTTTTACGACATGGGAGTTCTAACAACCGATGAAATACGAATGAAAGAAGATATGGCACTATGAAAAATATCAAAGACGATCCAATCAAGCTCGACTTTTCAATCAAGGTCACGGCTACTGACTTTCCAAAACGCGAGATCTCTGGACGCATAGTGACTTGGAATGAAGAAGGCGCAACATCAGCCGGCTCAACAATGTTCAAGCCTGGATCCATAACTTTCGGTGATACAACAAAATTGTTACTTGAACATCGTCGTGAATCTCCAATTGGATTCTTAAAATCTTACAAAGTCACCGATTCAGGAATTGATGCGACATTCGCCATTGGCAATACGACTGCTGGATCAGATAGTCTTGTCGAAGCTAGTTCTGGATTACGCGATGGATTTAGTGTCGGCGTAATCGCTGAGAAGTATAAGAATATCGATGGTGTTCTTGTCGTAAGTGCAAGTGCTCTCAAAGAAGTCTCACTTGTTACAGATCCAGCAATCGCCAGTGCGAAGGTAAGCATCGCGGCGAATCTTGAAGATAATTCTACATCGGAGCCTGCAAAGGTTGCAGAAGTAGAGAAAGAAAATCCAACTACTGAAGGAGAAACGCAAGTGGAAGACAATTCAACCGTTCCAGAAGCATCAGCCGAACAGGTTGAAGCTTCCCAAGCTGTGAACGCAACTGCTCCCCGTCCGCTTTACTACGCGAAGCCACGTTCACCAATTAACTCACAGGCAACATATTTAGAGCACACAATTCGCGCGAGCATTCGTCCGAACTCAGATTCAGCTCTCTGGGTTCGCGCCGCCGATGATTCAATGGCAACTGAAGTCGGATTCAATCCAACACGTCAGCTCACCGAAGTCATCAACGGATTAACTAATTACACACGAAGCAACATTGATGCTATTCGTACATTCGCGCTTCCTGACGCTGGCATGAGCTTTGAGATTCCTAAGATCACAGCCGTTCCAACAGTGGCAGCAACAGCAGAAGAAGCTGCACCATCAGAAACCGCGACAACTGCTTCCTATATTACGGGAACTGTTAGCAAGTACGCTGGCCAAAATACGCTCAGCGTTGAGCTTATTGACCGCAGCTCACCTGCGTTCTTTGAGGAGCTTCTTCGCTTGATGGCCGGAGCTTATGCAAAGGCAACAGATACAGCAGTAAACGCTGGTCTGATCACAGCGGCAGCACTTGATGCAACAACAGTCGCTACATATCCAACAGCTTCCGAGCTTCTTGGATTCGTCTCTCGCGGAGCTGCTGCTGTTTATGCAGGAACTCAAGGATTCGCCAAAAACATCATCGCTAACACTTCACAGTGGGCTAACTTGATGACATTAAACGTCTCTGGCGCACCGCTTTACAACGTTGCAGCAGGACAGACAAATACAACTGGCGGCGTTGCAACTCCATCATCAATTCGCGGAATTGTTGCTGGCTTAGACCTATACGTCACAGCCAACACAGCTTCAACAACTGACACAGATGGATCAATGCTTATCGTTAATCCAGATGCTTTCGGGTGGTATGAAAGCCCTACGCTCAGACTGACTTCCAACCAGATCCAAACTGGACAGGTTGAGGTCATGTATTACGGATACGGAAGTTTCGTGAGCAAAGTGGGCGCGGGCGCATTCAAAATAAATAAAGCATAGTTACAAAATAATCATGGGCTAGGTGCGCTCCCGTATCTAGCCCAGCAGAGTAGAAAGGGAAGAAGAGATGGCAAGTCCGGTTATCGTAACGGCCACGCAACTGAGAACAATCCTTGGCGTCTCTTCTTCTCTCTATTCTGATGCTTACTTAAACGGCATTATTGTCAGCGCGGAGCAAGTTATCTTGCCGTTATTGACAGCGAATCAAGCTGCAATCGCAGAAGTTTATCTGACGTCCAATGTCGCTTATTATGTGACGCAACGGCCACATTACTTTGTGGCAGGTCAGACAGTCGTGGCAAGTGGAATCGTTCCAGCGACTTTTAATGGCACAATCACCATCACAGATTCCATCACTAATCCTTATATCTTTTCAGCCGCGAAAACTAATGCAGACATTGTGATTCGCGGAGTGATTCCGGCTGGCGTCGCGTACCTATCCGGAGCAGACGCCGCCACTCTTTACGCATCAACCGAAGCCGTCGAACAGGCGATTTTAATTGTCAGTGTCGAG